CTATCTGAGTTATAAATGAATAAACCACCCGAAGGTGGTCTATTGTAATAAATACTATTATATCATTAAGATTGATAAAAATCAAGGATTAATTAACCAATACTTCCCTGACGAATACCTGTAACTAACCAAGTAATATATCCATTACCTATAACAGAAGCACCACCTGCACCACCAGCAAAACCCGTATAGTTGTAAGCTCCATCTGGACCACCACCAGCATCACCAGCAACACCCCAAGAGCCTCCAACACCACCGGGAGAAGAAGCTCTACCACCCCATGACCAATTATTAGATGCGCCACCACCTGAGTATAAACCACGACTATCTGGACCACCTGATTGATAACCATTTACAGATGGGCTACCCCATGTAGTACCACCGGCAGCAGGGGCAGCAGAAGAAGCACCACCTGATCCCGGAGTACTTCTGTCGTAACCATTCCAAGCCCAATATGCACCAGCGCCACCACCACCACCACCACCAGCAATTACACCATAATTTTCAAAGGTGACAGGTGTGCTAACTGACAAAGCAGGACCACCGGGAAGACCGGGTTGATCATAATTACCACCAGCACCACCCATACCAACAATATAACCATAATTACGAACAATCACACCATTGGGAAAACTACCAGAAATTGTTAAAGCAGCAATGTTGGTTCCATATGAAACCACGTTAGCAGTTCCATTTATAATAAATAATATATTATCCGAACCATTCCATCCTGAAGAAATAGCAAAATCTCGTAAATTGACGTATGATTCCGTACCAGTAATATCAAGTACTAGTTGACGTACTGCACCTCTAAATTGCTGCAGTGAGATTGTTCCGCTAGTAGGTACTGAAGTATTATTAGTACTCACATATCCACCACCACGATAATATTCTGATATACTAATAGGATTACCACCACCAAACTCAGTCTGAATATTTGCTAGACTGAGAGGTCCGGTTGTTTGTATTGCCATATTAACCCCTTAATGTCTTAATTTCTTCTCTTAACTTAACAATTTCTTTTGCTAATTCTATACAAGATACTAGTGCAGCATTTCCATATGAAAGAGATAAAATACCGTCTGAATTTTCACAGACTACTTCGGGTAATAGTTTATTCCAATCTTGGGCAGAGGAACCCGCTTGTCTTTCTCCAGTATCTTTTCTAGAGTATGTACCGGCTTTCACTTGAGATAATTTTTCAATAAAATCTACAGGAAGATTTGTCCAATTTTCTTTTAGTCGTTCATCTGAATATGCAGTAATATTTCCAACCATTGTAAGATTACCACCTGATGCCACTGTACCAGAGGATACCCCATTATTAGTAAATCCAAATGTGCCATCTGACAACCAGTAAAAACCAGTATCGGTTGCGCCATCATCTGAAAAAGCAATAGAAGGTGAACTAGCTGATCCACCTGCCACTAAAACTCGATTAGTGAATGTTTTATTTCCAGCTATAGTTTGATTACCCGTAGTGGCAACATCGCCTAGACCAGTTAACAATGCCCAATTAGTAGAATCAAGAGAAGGATCGGTAGTTCCAGCGCCTGCTGTTTTTCTGCGATAAGTTAAAAAGTTAATAGGGCTAAATCTATTCTGTCCTACAGTGTATGTAGTACCACTGACCCAAATTACAGCATCAGCGGTATTAGCAGCAGCTAGTTCGCTTGCTGCAGCATTTGTAGCACTGGTAGCAGCCGCAACTTGTTTTGAGTTTACATCTGTTTGTAATGTATTTGCCTCTGTTTGAAACTGAGGTAATGCACCAAGGAAAGCATCAGCCCTATCATTAAAGTTCGCAGGGTCTTGTCTACTTGGTGGTGTTGGTAAAGCTGTAATAGCCATATTATTTCCTTATTAAATTAAACCTTCGATTTGTAAATTACAAATAGAATGAGTAGGGTATGAGATTTCAGTGGAGAAATCACGATAGAAACCATATGTAATTAATGGCTCTTCAAATTGAATATCTGTACTAGCAACCCAGAGCACAGGTGTAGCTCTTAATTGATATAAGATACGTTGGACTTTATTTAAATTAGCATTCGTCAGTGAAACACTAGCATTGATTCGTTTACTATAGTTTCGTTTAATAAAAGTTACATTACCAAATTCATCAGTATCTTTTCTAGAGTAATCAATAATACCAGCACTTACGCCATATTGAGTATTTCCTAGATTTTTCAAAAGTCCTTGAACAAATGTACCAAGACTATTAGTACCTGCACTAGAAATCTTTATTGTAACTAAACCATTAGATACTACTGGAATATCTAAATAAACACTTAGTGTTCTAACGGTATCTTCATCATAAAAAAAGTAACTATACCAATCCAATGATTCCGCACCTGTTAGTTGCTGAGAATTATGGTAAATTTCAGATTTTAAACTTATGTCTGAAACTGCAATACTTGTTTTAGCTGCACTTACATTTAGTAAAGCTACAGTATCAATAGAAGATGCAGTAACTGCAAAAATAATATCGGATGCAGAAGTTGATGTACTACTGATTTGATCATCGAATGCAGCCATTTTATTGGTTGGTCCAGTTCGAGTCCAATACGTTGTAGCGGTTAAAGGATTCTGATTTAGGTTACTATTTTGTAAGCTAAGATATGTTCCATAAACTCCGTATGATACAGAAGTACCTAATGCATACGTAGTTCCAGAAGACCATTCAGCATAAGCATTAGTTAAGTTTGTGTAAACTAAACCGGAACCTGTGATAATATCAGCGGCACGAGTAACAGCAGCAGTAGTTGTTTTAATATAACTAGAAATTTTAGAACCTGATTCAATCTGAGAACCCCAGATATAAGCTCCAGATGTTCCATCACCAGTATATGTAATACCTGCACCATTATCTAAGTTAATAACTAAACCACCAGAGGCAGTTGTTGTACCAAATTGTGCAATAATTGAACAACGATACCAGCCATTCCCAACGGGTTCAATAGTTCCAGAACTTGTACTGTCACCAGATACACTGAATAAAATTCCAGTAGATAAATCAAAACCAACTGAAGGAGTACCAGCAACCCAATTTGTACTATTACCAACACGTAGAACAATTCTAGATCGTTCAGCAGCTTTGGCATACACAGATAGTATGTAAAATAAATTAGCAGTTAATGTTTGATTTTGTGAAATAAAATGAGAAGAACTAGCGGTAGTATCTTCCACTAGTTTATCAGCAGTTGTTGTATTATCAGGAGCCAACACAGCATTTGCAGTTACACTAGTTCTTGTTTTAGACCAAGATGCATTATCAAAATCTTGAGATTGAAACAAAAGATTTGTAGCTGCATTTTCAATCAACACACCCTTGAACTCATGCGTATATGGATTATAATTAATACGTACAGCATCAATAGCTGCCGTTTGCATTACACCAGCTATATCAAAATAAGTACCTACAGTACTTCTAGTAATAGCGCCAGTAGTTGTAATACTTTCTGGTTTTACTAAATTCATAACTTATCTCTCTTATTCTGGTTTTGGATATTTTAATTTAACTGCTAGACATTTAGCAATATATTCATCTATTTGTTGTTGATCACCTTTTACAAGACCATCAATATAATCTGTAATCGGAGGATATTCTTGAGCACGTAGCATTCTATATTCAATAGCAGAATTATCTGGAACTTCATTAGGAACTAATACTAGATTATCATCAATGCATTCAACTCGATTACCATTATTAACACCTTCAATTAAATTTTGATATTCAATATCTGAAATAGTAATAAAATTATCTAACGTATCGACTTTAGGAATTGCAAAACGCTGTTTATCTTTTAAATAATATTTAGGCATTAATCAATCCTCATAATTCGTAAACAACCAGCATAACCTTGTGGTCCATATAATGCATAAGATTGCATAGCAGAAGGAGTACCAGCAGTAATTAATTCTCCAGCATTTAGATAACCCCAGTAAGATGATTCGCTAAACTTATTATTATAACCAGAATGATCATGCTCCCACGCACCAGTTGTTCTAGTTTCTAAATCATCTCTAGAACCATTAATACCTAGACCAATATACATATCTGTACCAAGAGAACGTGCAGTAGCTCTGCACAAATATAATCCAGACTTTAGTACATAAATACCATCGGTAGACGATACCCAATCTAAACTCGAACCATTCCCTTTTCCACTATTGTATCTAAATTTAAAATCTGATACAAAACTAGTTTGACCAATTTTAGCAGCCCACTCACCACCAAGAGTTGTAGCTCTATAAGCAGTTGTAGAACTCGCTACAGCGAATCTATTTTCATCAGTAATAAAAAGGGGTTCACCTTCCAGCAAACCCCCTGTAGAAGCTAGGGCATCAATCTTAGCCCTAGTACCTCGTTTTAATTGTAAAGTAGTTGTCAAACGACACCTCCATCAATAGTAGCTGATACGCTTAGTGTTTCACCATCTTGGTTAGCACGTTCTAGAATCTTAGCTGTCTTAGCATTATGAGAAACATCTGCTCTAACTTCGGCACGTAGACCTTGCATTTCAGTAACTAAAGCAGCTAACAACTCTTGGTTGCTAGAGTTAGCACTAACGTTAGAAGATACAGAAGTACCAGAACTAGATACAGCACTGACAGTTGCCATTGAAGTTGCAGAAGAGGTATTAAAACCACCTGTGTAACCTAATGTATCTTGCAATGATTGAGCAAGTTTAGCTCTAGCAAAAATAATATCAGTTGCATTCACAGCAGTAGAAGCTGCGATTTGTTCTAGACCTTTAGTAACTTCAGGTAGTTGAGCTAATGCAGTTAAGTCACCAGCACGAGCCTGAGCAGTTAGAATAGCGAATTGAGCCTCTAGACCAGACTTAGATGTATCAACACCACGTAAGCGATTAATTTCGTCTACAATAGTAGTTGTTACACTGGTAAGCTTTTCCATAGCTCTTACAGCTTCTTCATCAGCAGCTTTCTTATCTTCGAGTGCAGCAATTTGATCGTACAATGCTTTATTGCTATCGTAGATTTTAGCACGTTCTCTTTCACGTAAAGCAATAGTATCACCTTGTAACTCAAGTAGCTTGGTTTCAAGATCATAACGCTGTTGCATTACATTATTGTATAAAGAACTCAACTGTTCAGCGGTAGCACCAGCACCTAGTACTAATGCAGCAAGTTCATTACCTACGTCTTTAAAAGTCGTAGCAATCTTATCTTGAATCTGTGCATCAGTTAAACCATCAAAACTAATTTCAATTTTCTTAGTGTAACCGGCAATATCATCTGAAGATGCACCAATGGCTTCTGCCATCATGGTAGTTGAATTCTTTAGATCAGCGAAAGTAGCTTGCAGTGCATCAGAACCAGAAAACTCACCACGGTTTTCTCTCCAGTATGATGGACCTCTGAATAGAGTACCTGATTTACGCATTGTAGCGTAACTGTTGATATCACCTTCACCTAGTGTACCTGAGATACCACCACCAACTTGTTTGGTAGTACGGAAAGCACCAAGAGCATTCAAAGCAACAAGTGCAGCAGCTACGTAAGGTACAGCAGTTGCTAATTGAGCACCAGCAGATAAACCAGTACTAACACCTTGCATACCAGCGGCACTATATGCACCAGCAGCTTCAGCAACTGAACCACCTTGTAGGGTTGTCATGAAACCAGTACCAAAAGCTTCACCAGCAGCAGCTAATGAACCACCACCAATAGAGATACTACCTGCAGCTTTAGAGATAAATGAACTGGCAAGATTACCCATTAGATTACCACCAGATGCACCTGTTGAATTACCCATTAAACTGTTAACTACAGCATTTACGAATACTGTAATAGGCTTGCGTAATTCAGCTTCTAAAACATCACGAAGTTTTTTACCACCTGCTTTGCCACCATCAAATAAAGCTGTAGTAATTGCATCAGCAATACTACTCTTTAGTTTGTTGTATTCTTGCATGTAGTATAGCATTTCAGCGTCAATACCAGCTTGAACAATTTCTTGTCTTGATCTTGACTTGGCTTCTTCAAGTGCAGTACTAGCAGCTAATACTGATTGTTCTGCAGCTTTGTACTTAGGATCATTTGGGTCAAGACCTGATAGAGTTAATTTAGAAAGAGCTACACCAGCTTTAAGTGAAGCAGATTCTAACTCTGATAGTTTAGCAATGTGACTTTGTTCAGCATCAATCTGAGCTTTTACTCTAGCTAAATCAGCGCCAGTTAAATTAGCCAACTGACCTTCTAGTTCTATTTGAAGTTTTCTTTTTGCTGCAGTATCATCCAGTGTACGTGCAAACTCTTTAGAACCTTCAATAGCTTTCTTAGTATATTGCCCAAGATTTTCAATAGCTTTCATTTGAGCTTCTGCAGACTTATCTGCTAATTGCTCGTTAGCTCCTTTTACGGAATCTCTTAAACGATTATAAGCCTCTTTGGTACTATTAACAGTATCAATTAATTGCTTATCTAAAGCTGCTTGGTCTTCTTTAGTCTTAGCATGATTCTTAGCTACAGCAATGGCTTTTTTAATTGCTTCTAACTGAGATGCTTCTGCATTATTTAACTTTTGAATGTATGAATTGTTTTCACTAATTCTTCTGCTATTGAAATCTACAACTAAACGAATCTCTTCGCTCATGTAATCACCAACATCTTTTAGACCCAAAGCGTATTGAACTTTATTATCTGAAATCATTTTATTTGATTCAGCGTTAATACTATCCATAGCAATCTTATGCTTATTCTGAATATCTTTTAGCCCAGTATCTTCTGGTAATTTAAATGTTGCAGCTTTTTGATTTTTTAATCTTTCTTCGATTTCTTTAGCAGCTTTTCTATTTGCTTGACGTTGTTCTTCTGTTATTGTGAGAGTTTCTTTTTCAGCTTTATTTCTATTGAGAATAGAAGCGATAAGTTTATCTTGCTCTTCTCTTGCTGCAGCAGCATCAATTTTCATCTGCTCACCGATCTTTGCTGCACCAGTGAAGTCACCAGACATTACTGCTTTGATCTGAGAAAAGATACCTGAAATTTCATTACCCGTTTGTTTAAGAACATACCAAACTTCTGTTACAATAACAGAAACTGTTTCCCAAGCTGTTCTGAAGATAGCAACCATTGTGCTGCTTTTTAAGAAATCATAAAGAGCTTCACCAGCTTTACTAATACCTGATTTAATGTCCATCCACAATGTTTGTAGAGGGTCCATGTTGTTCTTCATTCGTCTGACTACTTCGTCATTTGAATCACTCAAAGCTTTTTGTGCTATTCTTGCAGCTTCTGCATTATCACCAGCTTTAACAGCAGCTTCAGCTAACAGGATAGTTTCAGCACTGACATTACCTGTGCTCTTAGCTAATTTAATTAAACCTTCAACTGGTTTTTCAGAAATATCAGCAAAGGATTTCATGGTATCTGCACTTGCAATACCTACATACTTTTGCATGTCTTGAGCAGACTTGATAATATCTTTAAGAGGAATACTTGCATCTGTACCAGTATTGGCAAATTCACCAATCATTCGCATAGCATTCATAGTGCCGATACCGACACCATTCATTGATTCTGCATAAGCGATTGCATCTGTAGTAGACATACCTAATGCAGCACCAGACATTGCCAAGGATTTTGTTAATTCTTTTTCAGCAGCAGATACCTTTACATATTCAACAGCAAGAGCAGCAAGCGTAGCAATCACAGCTACAATGCCTACTCTAGCGAAAGAGATAGCCGCAACTTTTAATCTATCAAAAGCAACAGCACTGGTTTCAATATTACCAGTTAAAGCACCGAAAACAGAAGTTGCTACAGAAAGCGGTAAATCAATAATAGCTTTACCTGCTGACTTAACAGCATTGACAAAGAATCCACCAATAGCTTGAGCAGTTTGTAAGAACGATGTAGCAATCTGTCCAGCAGCACCAGCCATAGCTTTCTCTAGCTCTTTACCACTAGCACCAGCTTGTTGAATAGCACCACGAATCTGATCACCTTGTTGAATCATAACCAACAAAGGGTTCATACCAGAAGCGAGTGAAATACCTACGTCACCCATTTGAACAGAAATAGCACGAGCTAAGTACTGTAATCTATCAGCTTGCTTTTTATCAGCAATACCTTCAAATTGTTTTTTAGCTACAGATAATTTAGCAGCAGCTTCATCAGCAGACATGCCTGATTGTTTTAATGCTTTCTCGTATTTTACAAGAGCATCGGTAGCTTGTTTATCTAGTGCTTTATTTGTCTCAGCTAGAGCAGCAGCTAATCTAGCATCAGCATCTGCAAGATATGCAGTAGCTTTAGCAGCATCTTTTTGCTGTTTGATCATTTGAGTCTCTGCATCTGAGAATTTATTTATACTCGTGGCAAGAGTAATGTACTCACTGTTTAGACTTCTTAGACTAGATTTCATGGTAGATAAAGAAGCACCTTCTTCTCTAAGCTTGACCATTAAACGTTCTTTATCTGATGCTAACTCACGTACTTGTTTTGAGGTTAATTCAACGCCAGAACCATATAATCTTTGTACTTCTTTAAGAATACCCAATTCATTTTTTAAAGATGTAACTCCACTTAGACTTTTGTCAAAAGGATCACCTGAAAATTTCTTTTGTGTTTGTAGAGTATCAAGTAATAACTTCAAATCATCAGCAGCAAGACCAGCAGCTTTACCATAAGACATGACAGTAGCCATACCTTTAGATAGACCTTCTGACATGTAACTTGTAATGCTTTGTTGCTTCTCAAGAATCGACATTTGAGTCTTACTTGAATCAGTTACTGTGTTTTGAGCCTTAGCTAGTTTATCTGCAGCAATAGCGGCCTTAGTATTTGCCTCTTCTACTTTGGCAGCAGCTAGTGCTGTTTTAGCTTGAGCTTGCGCTAACTTCTCTGATTCTAATGCAGCAGTTGTAATTGGCTTATTTACTTTACTTACGGATACTGCTAGAGCATCAATCTTTTTAGCTGCGTCTACTAATTGTTCTGTATTAACTACAAATTTTAATTCTGCTAAATCCATAGCATTTTCTCCTGTTGTGGATGTAATTTCTATGTGTATAAACTACACTAATTTGTACACATAGAAGCCCTCGTTAGAAGGCTACTATTTATTTCTTTGTGTTCTTCTTGCGTTCAGCTTCAGCTTCTTTTGTGTAAGCTTTCATTGCTTCATTATCGAATGATTTGATTAGAGTTATTTCCCAGTCATCTGGTTTCATATCAATCAAATCAAAGTAGCATTTAATCTCTGTATAAGATATAGGATTGATACCAAAACCGTTGGAACCTCTTGCATTATGCAAATCAATAAACCATTTCCATACTTGGACACAACTCTCAGGTAGCTCGACAATATCTTCAAGCTCTTTTGGTTTTATACCTGTTTGTCTCCATACGGAATTTAACTGATCTCTTAATGTAGAACCATCACTTGAACGCCTACCGAAACCAAACTCTTGTTTAGCAAAAGAAATGGCTTCTTCAATTTCACTCGGATCGAAAGTTCAGGATTTGACCTGATTCCTCCATCACGGCTTCTTTAATCCATGAATAGTCTTTGAAAATACGTTCAGCATTTTCTTTTGTAAAGAGAACTGGTTTACCATCTTCGGTAATATTTTCCCAACCGATTACTCGTACAACAGCAGATTCGATACTGAGTTCTTCAGCTTCTTCTAGCGTCATATCTTCGGCTTCTTTACCTCTGCGTTTAGCTTGTTGTTCACGTAGCTTAAACTCAGCATATTTCTTACGAGCAAAGGCTTTTACTGTCTTGGATTGATCACCACGAACTGTAATGAATACTCCTGTACCTTCTCCAGTACCGGGAAGTTTCAATTCAAACTTATAACCTGCCTCAGCAATCTCTGTGTAATTATGTTTTGTTAGATCAAACGTCATAATATTCCTTTCTATTATTGTTAATGAAGTACTGATTATAACATAATTTTTAGGATAAATCAAGAGGTGTAAATGATTAAAGCAATAAAAAATCCCCTCGGCTTTTGACCGAAGGGATTCTATCAAGTTATATTAGCAGTTATTAAGCTGCAGAATCTTGAATTTGGATTGTAGTAGCTGGTAGACCGGCAGTAGTAACATCGTTCAACAAAGCTTGGAAGCTTGAAGAAGAGATTAGACCGAGTTCACCGTCATCCTTAGTGAAAGTACCTAGCTTAACTTTAGGGATTGCGAAAGCAACGAAGTTAGCAGTAGCAGTGCTATCAGAGGTAACTGTCAAAACTAGAGATACGTTTGATTCAGCATTGAAGTAATCACGGAAAGCAGCATCTTGGAAGTAAACACTCAAGTTACCAGTAACACGAATACGACCAGTGAAGATATCAGCAACAGAGTTGGAACCAACTACAGTAGCATTCTCAGTAGCACGTTCGATAGTAAAATCAGCAGATGTTACTAGAGCAACAGGAGCACCGTTTACAAGTAGAACACCGTTAACAGCAGCGAAGATACCAGTTGTACCTTGTGCAGTTGGTGAAGTGAAGTATTGTGTAGTACCAGTTTGTGTTAGGTCTTTACCAGCAAAACCAATGTCAACAGTAGTTAGACCAGTGGCAGGTAGCTGAACAGCAACACTGTTAACTTTCATACCTGTGTAAACTTCAGACTGAGCGATATCAGAGTAGAATTCTTCTACAGTGTAGGAATCATCAGTGTGACCAGTTGCAGGAACAAAAGTTTGCTTACCGGGAGCAGTTAGGGTTACGCTTGAAGCAGTACCTTGAGCAGTCATTGTGGAACCATTCAAAGGAACAACAACAGCATTTGTAGCGGTTAGAGAAGCGACCAATAGGTTCTTGCTGTTATCACCACTGGTAGTCAAACCAGAAGCACGAACTACCATACCAACCTTAACACCGTCTGTCAACCATGAACCAGTTGCACGAACTAGGGTATAAGTTGTACCGACAACAGTTACTGTAACCTGAGCAGCAGCACCAAGAGTAACAGCAGTAAAGTCTTTACCTACTACAGAACCCATGAAATCAGAATAGGAAGCTGAAGAAAGTTCACCGTTTAGAGTACCTTCGGCTGAACGAACACCATGACGGAAATCAGCTACTTGACGATCAACACGAATTTCGTTTGATTCATAAGCTTCTTTTGCTAGGTTAAAGTTGGCAGTAACTCTGCGTAGTAGTTTTCCAGAAGTATTACCTGCTAGAGTACCAAAAGTAGTTTCTTTCTTGTAAGCAACCTGTTTGGCTGTACCTTTTGAAATTGGCATATTATTTCCTTAATTTAAATTATCAACATTTGCAAATGTACTGATTTAGGTT